ATTTGGTTGACCTGCACCATTTGTTTGGATAGCGTTATCGTATTGTATTGACATTGTGATGTCAACTGGATTTGAATCACTGTATGTTAACTGATTGTAGTTAATGTCTTGTACAAAACAACCAACCAATTCAAATGTTTCAAGTACTCCTGGTGCATTTGCGCCATTACCACCATCTAGGATTTCAATTCTAGTTTTGAATTTGTAATCAATTCCAGATGCCGCACTTGATTGTTCGAAAAAGTCGAACTGTTTCTGTAACTGCTGACCAGCACTCTTACTTACAGCATTGTTTACATCATCACGTACAGTTAATGTAATTGGTTGCCATGTGTGCTTACCAGCGTAATAAACCTTTGAGTTGTAAACATCTAGTGCAATTGACTCAAAGTTTACGTTTGGTCTTGTTACGTCTATAATTTGTTTTGTTAGTTCAATGTTAGGAGCACCAGCACCAAAATTTTCTAAAGTAACACGGAAGCGATACTTTAGTTTTGGCATCAACAAGCCTTGTGAACTTGCTGATTGGTCACTCGCCAACGGAACTGTAAATTTGCTTAAACTTGAAATAGCCATCTAATTTGCTCCTTGTATATAGTTATTTATCACCATTATGAATTGCCCAAAGTTGCAATTTCACCTGTGTTCTTTAAGCGTAATGGAATGTAAATGAATTCCACACTCTTAACAGGCTCAATCGCTACATCAACATATAACTCGTTACGGTCAATTCTTGAAGGTGTATTGTTTGTTTCATCACACACAACTAAGAAGTCATACAATGCTCTCTGACCTACAAGTTCAAGTAATAAACTCTCAGTTGCTTGTTTGATTTCATCACGTGTGATTTTATCGTTTGGTTCAAACATAAATGGTTTAGCAAGTAGTGTCATTTGGCGTCTTAAGTATGCAACTAATCTTGCAACGTTAATTCTATCTAATGAACTAGCATTTCTTGCTCTAGTATATTGACCAAAGTTAACAAGTCCACTACCTGTGATAAATGTTAATGGGTTAATTTTAACACCAGCCATTGTATCTCTGATGCCATCGTTTAGTGCTACAGCATTAAACTCGCCTTCGCTGTCGATGTAACCAACACTTGATGCATTAGTAATACCACCACGTCTTGTACCTGCTGGTGCAAACCATGGGAACGATACCGCATCACTTACTGCAATAGTACGCATCATCATATGACTTGGAGGAACAACAATGTTATTTCCGTTTACATCAGTTGTTAAACCTGATGGATAAAACATTGCCATGTATTCATCATAACTTACAGCACCGTCTTCGCCATCTCCTGACGCACCTGCTGTGTTATTACCCCAACTTTGTAATGCTGTTGCAGATGGTTGTAATCTAAATGGAGTATCAGCAATAACAAATCCTGTTAAGCCTCTATCAACGTTTAGACTAATTAAGTTGTTTGTTAGTTCTGGATAACCAGGAGCACTTAACAATGTAAAGTTACGTGTTTCTTCATCACGTAATAAATCATTAGTGTCTACTGCACTTTGTAGAGCCGCTACAACTGTTTGACGTTGTGCTTGTCTACCAAATAATCCTGAACCGTCTGCTTTAACTGTGTTCCAACCAATCCAACGATTAGTTTTGTAGTTTGTCATTGCTTCGTCATTGAAGCGTGTGTTTTTACCACTGTTAGCAGTAATGTCAATATGACCTGCTACAAATTTCTTAACGTTAAAGCCTGAACGTCTTGTGTTCCATAACAACATACCTCTTGGATATAATGCTGGATCTGGAGCATCCGGGTCAACATAGTTTGAACTTAGCAAGTCTTTAATAGTTGCCGCTGTGTCACCTGTTGCACCTGAAGCACCAAAACGTGCATCTGCAAATAGTATACCATCTTCAGTTGTTTGATCTGTAACATCAATTGCTACCCACTCAGTAGCGGCGTTATCCCAACGATAAATTTTTGCACCGTACTCGTCAATGTTAGCAGTTGAAATCCAAATGTCACCATTTACTAGATCAGTTCCGTCTGATTGTCCACCAGTTTTTGCTGGAGCAGTTGCTGAAACAATTGGACCTTCTGGATCAGTTGTTCCTGCAAATGGACCATAGTTTAAATAACCTACCCACTTGCTACCGTCATGTACCATAAGGTCAACAGCATCTAAAGTTGTGTCGTACCATAATGTACCATCTGCTGGTGTGCTAGTTGGAGCATTATCACTTGCTTCGTATACAAGTGGTTTCCAGTTTGAAATTACAAAACCGTGATCATTATCCGCACCTGCTGTGTAGTAGTTAGGAGTACCTGCTTCTACACCTGCACTAGATCTTGACCAAGCAGTAAATCCTGCTGTTGCTAAAATACCATTACCGTCTGTAATTTTAATTTCGCCACCAAGTGTATGGCTAATTGTTAAGAAGCCGTTTGCTACACTTGCTGTAATGTTAGTAAACCCTGCCGCTGAAATTGCACTTGCAATATCTTCAACAGTTGTTCCGCCTACAGTAACAGTTTTTGCAGTTGAGAATACACTCGAACCTGCTACTGTTTCTGCAATAGACATTGTGTTATAACCTGGGTTTGCTGTTACAGTTGGGTTAGCACCCTGTTCTGTACCAGTAACAGTAGTTGGAGAACTTGTAACTCTTCTGTATAATTTAAAGTTAACAAGTTGCTCAACGCCAGTTGTTGAATCGTTTGCTGTTGCTCTACCAGTGTAGTTTGCGTTAGCAAATACAGTACCTGCTGGAATCAATGTTCCGCCAGTTGAATCAATTTCTTTTACTGCTTCTTCTCTAGTACCGTAAATTGGTGCGCCAACAGTTGACCAAACACCTAAACTGTCATTCCATACCTGAAGTTTTACATTAGCACCAAGGTTTGGTGTAGTTGTTTTGAACCAAATACTACCACTTGGTCTAATAGCACTTCTTGATGTTCCTGCAACTGTAACTGTGTCAGTTGACTTCCATTGTGGAACATTTGAGTGTCTTGAAATTTGCGTTGCTGGTGAAGGATAATAAGTTGCAGTAATACCTGCATCTGCTTTAATTGTGCCGCCACCTAAATCTTCAATGATAATAGCACCATCGTCTGTAGTACCATCTGAACTTGAAGTTCCATCAGTGTAAATTTCTAATACGCCAGTTGATGTAACCTTTGCACCAACACCTTGTATTGCCGCACCGTTAATCGCTTGTGCTAACGCACTGTTTGTTGTACCTGAAAGTGTTACACTTGTTCCGTTAATTACTAAAGCCTGTCCATTGTTTAGTGTTGGACCTGCTACTGTTCCAACAACTGCTGGCCAACTTGCACTCCAACTATCTGAAGTAAATGTTGAATCTGAACCAGTTGCCGCCGCAATGTTTGAACTTGTAGTTGAACCTACTTTAACCCAAACGTTATCAGCATTTTTGTAATAAGCATCATTTGAAGTTCTAGCAGTAACAACAGCGTAATCACCTTTTGCACCTACGCTAGATTTTGGATCACCACTAGCAACATCACCAACAAGTTGAGTAACTGAGTTAAGAACTAAAGGAACCTTGTTAGTAAATTTCTGTGTTGTTCTATTCCATTCAAAAACACCGAATAATGAATCATTTGTATCAAACCAATATGTGCCGTCTGCTGGTGAACCCGAAGGTGCACTTGAACTACCTGTTAGTTCTCCTAGATCAGCGTCTGCTCTAACAACGTATGCTCTGTTAGCAACGCCTAAGAATGAATAAGCAGATTGTAATCCGTATTCATTAAGTTCGTTACCATGCAATGGGTTATTAGATGAATCTGTGTAAAACGTTGGATTACCAAACGTTTCTGTTAATTCTCTTTGTGATGTAATAAGGTATGGTGTACCAGCATTTGCTTTAAGCGTTCCTTGTGCTGTTCCTGTACCTGCGCCATTTGGCTTATTAGCGGCAGTTGCTACTATAATTAGTGGAACTGTAGATGCCGCGGCTGGCGTATAAAAACTTTCGTCAATTACGCTAACTTCTACTCCTGGTGATGTAAGTGCCATCTCGTTACTCCTTTATTAAGTTCTTAAACATATTTAGCCATGATAACCAAAAATGCGGTATTATATACAGCGAAAAAGGTATCGAAAAGGGCGGGTTAAATACAATTATGGCTAGACCTTTATGTAAAACATGCAAAAATAGACCCTGTGCAATAAACTATAAAAAGGGTCGTAAGATCTATTATAGATCTAAATGTGAACAGTGTGCAAGAGGAAGAACTCCTAGTGTACCGTTGTGGCATCAACTAGGATACAGACAAAAAAGCAAGTGTGATAAATGCGGATTTACAAGCAACCATTCTGAACAGTTTGCTGTATATCATATTGATGGAAAACTAACAAACTGTAGGCACAATAACCTAAAAACAGTTTGTGCTAACTGTCAACGTATATTGCACAAAGAAGGATTTACTTGGAAACAAGGTGACTTAACACCCGATTTTTAAGAAACTCTATACTGCTATCATTATCTATAACAGCATCAAACTCAACGTTTGACCATGCCCATTCTGATATGTGTACATCAGGATAGTTTTCTTCCATTTTAGGTGAAACAACAATGCCTTTTGATTGTTTCTGTGCCGCTTTTTGACGCATTTCTGTTTGTGCTGTATCCCACCATTCAGGATCATCACCACGTTTTACACGCCACAGTTTACCACCAATAGACCGTATCATGTTTGCTTCGTTTTCAAAGCGTACATCAGGAATAACAAAGTTTGAATCAGGATTTTCAAGCAGTTGCTTTTTAACTAAACTAACCCATATACCATCGTAGAACCCGTTACGCATACAATCTGTACCAAACAGTTGTAGCACCAGTCTAGGTGTAATAGGGTGTCCTGTTTCTGTGCTCCAATAAGGATCCACCTTTTCACGCCAAGTGCGTGAATCGTCTGTGTTACCTTCCAGCATTTCGCGATCCCAGCCAAATACACTAGCAACACCATCTTTAAGTTTATCTGCAAATGATATTTTTGTAAAGCCACGTTGCTCTACCAAGAAATCTGCAACGGTTCCTTTACCTGAACCAATCAATCCACAAATACCGATTATCATAAAAGATCCTTTATTCTTAAAAGCATCTTCTAATTGTATAGTCATTAATATGGAATGTCAAGCAAGATCTAGCCAATTACGAATGATAATGGTTTACTACCATCAACATAATTTGCCAATTCTAATTCCAGTTTCTCCATTTCGGCTGTAGCGTCTGCTTTGAGTGCATCGCCATTTAGTGATGTGCCACCCTGCGGTGTAGATATTGTAGCAAACTTGCCTCTTGCTTCTCCAAGCATGTATTTGCTCACCGCCAATGTGTAATCTTTTAACCATTGTCCGGCATAAGGATCACTTAATAGATTAAAGTCCGGACGTTGATTGTAGATTTGCATAAGAATTTGTTCGTCTGATCTAGGACGTTGCATAATTGTTAACTTCTTGCTAACAGGATCAAATTTAAAGTTAATAAATGATCCAAACATTCTACCCACTAACTCTTGGTATCCAGCAAAAGCATAGTAAGTTGAAAGTCCTCCCATCTGCGTAGAACTTAGCAAGTATGTGTTTGTGTAGGCTAAGTTGAATGGCTCAAATAATGTACCACCATCACCGCCTCCAGATCTAGATCCAATTGAGCGTCTAAATAGTTCTCTAACTTCCATTACTTCGTTTGGAAGAATGTAATCATTAGTATCTTCTTGTAATTCTAATATAGCATAGGATTCTTCAACTGCATTTTCAGCACGTTGTCTGTATTTGCCCAATGCTTTTTCAAGTGCTACTTCGTAATGATTTGGATCAAGTTCGACATCAATCATGCCATCACCTAGCATGGTGCGGACATAGTTAAAAATTTGTTGCTTTTTGTTGTCTAGATCACTCATATAAGTTTCCTTTGTTAAACATATTTATTCAATAAATACTATTACGATGCCAAGATTAAGTTTATATAAACCAGAGAAATCCGCTGATTATCGCTTTATTGACAAGAACGTGAATGAAGCGTTTCAGGTTGGCGGTACAGATATATTCATACACAAGTATTTAGGTCCGGTTGATCCCGGAGTGGATAAAAGTACTCCTAGCCAACCTTACGGTACAAATGATATACCGGAAACAAAAATCCAAGATCTACTGTTTTTAGAAAACAGAGATAGAAAGTATTCTGACGATGTGTATGTTATTAGAGGAATTTACAACGTACAGGATTTAGATTTTGATCTAAGTCAATTCGGTATGTTTTTGCAGAATGATACTATATTTGTTACTTTCCATATTAATTCAAGCGTAGAAGCATTGGGAAGAAAACTAATGAGCGGCGATGTGTTAGAACTACCCCATTTAAAAGACGAATATGCATTAAACGATTTCAAAGTAGCACTAAAAAGATATTATGTAATTGAAGACGTAAACAGAAGTGCTGAAGGATTTAGTCAAACTTGGTATCCTCACTTATATAGATGTAAGTGTAAACCAATTATGGACAGCCAAGAATTTAAAGAAATATTTGATAAGGATTCAGGCGAAGGAACAGGTAGCACTGTTAGAGATGTTCTTAGTACATACGAAAAAGAAATGCAAATTAATCAAGCAATTCTTAATCAAGCAAACGAAGATATCACAGGCGATGCTAATACTCCTGTAAAAGCAGGATATGAAACTAAACAATACTTTGTTGTTCCAACTGATGCAGAAGGAAATGTTGCTATTAATGATGATGGTTCAAGTAGACCTACATTAAAAACCCCAACACAAAACTTTTATGTTGGCTATCTTACAGACGATGGTGTTCCACCAAACGGTGCGCCATACGGGTTTGGTGCTCAATTCCCTCAAAGTGCTACAGAAGGAGAATTTTATTTGAGAACAGATTATTTTCCTAACAGATTGTTTAGATATAACGGAAAACGTTGGGTTAAATTTGAAGATAATTTAAGGGTTGAACCTGCAACAAGCGACAATGCTAAAAGTCAAGTTGGAACGTTTGTTAATAACACCAATACTAACACAATTGGTGGCAAAACGGTTGATGAAAAGCAATCATTGTCACAGGCACTTAAACCTAAGGCGGATAATTAATGAGACTGCGTGAGTTTTGGGGTATACCAATAGACGGAACAGAAAAAGTTGTAGGACTAAAGAAGATTACAAAAAAAGGTAAAACTTATTATGCTCCAGCACATAATAATCCAAGACGTTACAACGATAAGAATACAAAGGTTAAACAGTAATGCAACATTTTTATGATGGACAGATTAGAAGATTTGTAACACAGTTTATTCGTGTTATGAGTAACTTTAGTTACAAGGATAGTGCAGGAACACTACGAAAAGTTCCAGCAACCTATGGTAATCTAACACGTCAAGTTGCACATATCATTAGAGACAATTCAGAAAACAAAGTTATTAGTGCTCCAAGGGTGAGTTGTTATATTACAGGATTAGATTACGCTAGAGATAGAGTACAAAATCCAACACACGTTTCAAAGATTCATTTACGTGAAAGAGATTTTGACGAAACAACACAGCAATATACCGATGGACAAGGACCTGGCTATACCGTAGAAAGGTTAATGCCTGTACCATTTAATTTGCAAATGAAATGCGATGTATGGTCAACTAATAC